AGGAATAGAAACAACAGCAAGGGAGCCGAGAATGGCATTCCCACAGCGAGGCGACAGCGGCGACATATGGCTCACCCCCCCCCAGTATCCTAAAACAGCTCGGTGAGTTCGACCTAGACCCCTGCGCCGCCGATCCGCGCCCCTGGGACACCGCGAAAGTCAACTACACGGAGCAACATAACGGACTCATAATGCCCTGGTTTGGGCGCGTGTGGCTCAACCCACCATACGGGCGCGGAATCGGGAAATGGCTAGAACACATGGCAGACCATGCAGAAGCAGGCGGAACAGGGATAGGGCTCATTTTTGCGCGCACAGACACAAAAGCCTGGCAACAACACGTATTCCCGCACGCCCACGGAATCCTATGGATCAGTGGCAGAATAACTTTCTGCCGCCCCAGCGGTCTAGAAGGCGCGCACCCAGCCGGGGCACCATCAGCACTAGTAGCCTACAGTGCGAAAGATGCCGAAATTCTCGCAGCCTCAGAGATACATGGGGCATACACGGAAATACGCTAAAAGAAAGGAAACGAAAATGTGGGAATCACCCATTAGGCAGCTACCCCTAAAAGTAGAGAAAGAAGAAGTCGGTGAAGACCTTTTCATGTACGGTATGGTCGATAAATCGCAGCTCACAGCGCAAGAGCTGCATGAACACGCCGCATACGTTGAAGGCATGAATCAGGACGCCATCAGCCTCTACGTAAACATCACCGGGCTATCCGATGAAGAAGCCACGCAGAAATACCTTGAAGCACTAGCCAAGGTGAGGGCTGAGCGATCAGACCGCGAAGGGTGGGGCGAATGAGAACGCCAACCGTTTACACCCCCGCGTACAGTGTAGTGCCCCTAATCGCGGCGCTACCCGCCCGCGAAACACTGCCAGCCCAGACAGATAGCATGACCGAGTGGGTGCTAACCCACTACACGGCATAAAAAGAGAGTGGCCCCGCCCACCCCCAAAGAACAGGGGACGGGCGGGGCCACAATCACACTACCGGCTAGGCGCTCTCGGCATGCTTCGGCGCGTAAGTCTCACGCGGAATCTCAAAATCATTCACCGGTGCCGCCGGGTAAGTAGTCTCACCCTGCACCTCAGCACCCTTAGGGTCTACACCAGTCACGCCACGGGCGGCCGCCTCCATCAACCCCTCAAAGGTAGGCTTCTCGCCACGGATCAAAAACCCGCCGATGATAGTACCCACCGTAGAAATCAGGATAAATACCGCATTCGACACATCAGCAGGCAACTCAACACCGTAGCGGCTAAGAATGTAGCCGGTGATAACGGTGAGGCTGCCAGCAACGGCGGTACCTACACCCGCAGCAGCAGTGACGGGGCCAACTTTACGCTTTGCATCCATATTCTTTTACTCTCCTACCTTGCTAGTCTGGGTTGCGATAAGCTGCTTCAGCAGCTCGTTAGTCTCACGCTGCGCCTCCAAGTTCTCACGGAGCAGCTTATATGCGGAACCCTCAAATTTCACGTTCGGGATGCCCGGTGTCCAGGTGTCCTTAAGCTCCTGGGTCTGGCGGCTTACGTTCTGCAGCGCCATCCAGTTAGCGCCGTGATGGCGCACATGTTCAATGCCTGGTGCCCAGCTGTCCCGCAGCTCGCTAATCGCATCAGCCATGTTCTTATCGTCCTTTCCCTTGGTCTGGGTTGCCTTCTCAGCAACCTTAGTGATGGCGGTCTTGCCCTTTTTTGCCTCGTAGATTTGCAGGGCACGCGCCGTAACGGCTCCCTTGCGGTAGGTGCCGCAGCACTCGGTTGCGAACCAGTCCCGGTGCTCCGTGACCTGTAGAACCTGATCGTGCATAATCCAAATATCGGCGACGCGCTCACAGACCGTCTCGAAATCGCCCGCGCTCATGCGTGGGTTGCATTCGAGGGTGATTGACTGGGCGTTGCCTTTGGCGTTGCCGTTTGCCCACGCAGCGTTTGAGTGGTCTACGAGGCACGCCACAACGCCATCTGAGATGACCTCATGCGCGCTTGTCTGTGTGCTGTTTAGCTCGCAGAAGAAGCGCACGACGCTCTCGAATGTCTGCTGCCATTCTGGGCGGCCCCACCAGTGCAGGGTGATGTTGGTTATGATGCGCGGGAATCCGAATGCGGATGTGACTAGCGCATTTGGTGTGAACCGCAGTGCGTTGTACTGCGTTAGGAACTTGTAGGCCATAGGCCCCATCTCCTTATGTGTGATAGTTCACTTGGTTTTATTGGTGTCTTGGCTTGTATCCATACTATACGGGGCGTATAGTATTAGATACAGGGAACGAAAGGAAAACCAAAATGGAAATCACCAACCGCCAAGGCACCTACTACGAAGAAACCGAAATCATGAACATCTTCGAAGCCCACGAAAACGGCCAACTAATCGGCGAAATGTACCTAGACATCAACACCGGACAAATCATGCAAATAGAGGTAAACGAAAACCGACGCGGCGAAGGAATCGCCCGCGCAATCTACGAACACGCATGCAGCATCACCGACGTATACCATGCACCCGATGAACACTGCACCCGCGAAGGACTAGCATTCAAAAACGCGGTAGGCGGCGAAGAAATCGACCCCGAAACCGCATACCAGCCCTAACCCTGGCGCGCCTCCAAAGACCGCACCCGAGCATCCACGGCGTCAGCCAGCTCACGCGCATGCCGTATATCACCACGGATGCCGCCAATATCCTTGCGCATATCAGCATGTTCAGACAGGCCAAGGTTCAACATGGCCGCCGTCTTCTCCTGCTCCTTGCGAATCTCCGCAAGCTGCGTGATAACATCGGCAATACCCTTAGCGGTCGCCGCCTGGTTCCGGTCAATATCATCACGCAGATTCGTCTGATGATGGTTCTTCACCTGGTGCTCAACACGGTGCAGCCCCGCCCGCACATCCTTAAGCTTCACGGCAGCCCATGACACGAAAGCGGCCGCCGAAAGAGTGGCAGCCGCCTTGAGAACGTCCATGAGCGCAACCCAGAAATCGGGTGGAATGTTAGTGCCCATCATCACCCCTCATACGCTGTCCCTGGGATCACTGCTGCCCATCCTTGGCAGGCTCAGGCTCCACATCACTATGCACGACGTGGTAACCGCGATCAGCAGCAGTATCAGACACGGGCGGAGCCGTATTACCTGGCTTAGCTTCCACGAGCCAGAAAGGCCCCTCATATTTACTCATTATTTCTCCTCAAAAAATCCGACAATGTTCAGGATGTAGCGCCCTGGGGTGCTTATCCTGTCAGTCTGTACCTGACGGCTACCTTTTTCTATCCAAATGCCGCCGCCGCCTGGTGTTACTGACTGCATCTCAACCAGAGATGATGCCACCGGCCCCGTGTCAGGGATGGAGAACAGGGATCCGCTCGGAATTTTCCCGGCCTGTATTGTGAAATCCAAATGCACTATCCCTAGCCCCGTATTTGGGTCAAACTCTAGGAAATGACGCAATAGTGCATTATTGCCATTGCCGTTCACGTTTGTCGTGTCCCTTGCCTCCCACGTCAGACCGTACCGCTTACGAGGCTTCATCACAGCCCCGCCACCGCCGCCGCCTTGCGGGCGTGCTTCCAGGGCCTCTACCCGGCGGGCAAGCGCATCAGCCCTAGAAACAAGAGAAGATAAATCAGTAGAAGGCAAGGTTACCGTACCCCCATCAGGTGAGAGCGTAAGCTCACTCCCGGCGATAGAAAGCTTCTGCGGCACCCCTACCCCGTCCGCGCCCTTCGGCCCAGGGTCGCCTTTCGGCCCCTGCAACCCAGCGCCAGCCTTACGGGTAGTGAAAAACACCGTATCCACCTGGATATAGACGTTATCGCCCTGCGGGGATCGCCACCGCACCGGCCCAGTCTCAGACCCGGCCGGGCCTGCAACATCCTTAGCTGCACACCCGGTGATCGTGAGGCCCCTAAACCAGGTTTCAACATAGAAAGCCCAGCGGGCGCCGGTGCCGCGCCCCCCAACCTTCTGCGAAATGCAGCCGGTGATAATAGTGCCATCGGCCCCGCCGTTCGCAATATAGAAATCGGCGGCGTCACCCTCACGAGCAGACCCGTGAACCGTGTCACGGTAAGAGGAAGATTCGGCGCGGCAATTCGTGAGCTGATTCTGCCCCCAATAAACAAGGAACCCGTGCCCACCGTTCTCCTGCGCCAAACAGCCCGTGAAGATACATTTAGTTCCCTTGATGAACCATCCCGAGCCGTCTTTCTGCGCGGCCCGGTTCTCACCCTGCGGCGCGCCAGCAGTAATATCAGTGCCATCAGCCGAAGCCACAGGCAGGGCGTATATCTGCTGCCACGAAGCGGCGCGGTGCGTAAACCACACACGGGAATGAACGAAAGTGCACTGAGACGTATACACCTCAACACCGGCGTAACCACCCTGTGACTGATTCGCACCGCCGACATTCAGCCCGAAGAACTGGTTATCGGCGCCGCCGTTCCCGCCCGCAACCTTCGCCACCAGCTCGGGGTGCCCATCAGGTTTACCCACAACAAGCCCGGCCTGCAGCGTGTTGCGTATCTTGAGGTTCCACACGTCCATTGCCTGGTCGTCGCGGCCAAGGATCGCCGCGCCCGTCTCCATATCCCAGACCTTCACATTATTCATGGTCGGTGCGGCGTCCGGCTCAGCAGGGGAATCCCCAAGATCAGTGTTTAGTAGCACGCCGCACAGGTTTGCGATGGCGGGCTGGTGGTTACGGCCCGTCCGGTGGGCGCGAATCCACACGCTAGACACACCGAAATGAATCAGGTCGGGGTCTAAGGCACGCTCATTCCACGTACCGGTATGGAAAACCCCTGTCTTCTCCGTGATAGGCGTGCCGTCTGATGCTAGGATTTGGGTGCCGTCACCATCGCCGATAACCTGCACAAACCCCTTGAGCTTGATGAACGGGTAGCTGACGACATATTTACCGGCTGGGATGCGTACAGCCCCCCCACCAGCAGCATACACAGCATCAATAGCCGCCTGGATCGCCGCAGTAGCATCAGCCTTACCCGTAGGGTCTGCACCATAGGGGGCGTCAATCACGCTCACACTGTAACCCGATTGAGTGGGTGCCGCCTGCTTCGGCGCGGTCTCAAGAGCCTCAAGGCGGCGCAGAATCTTTGAATCATCAAACGCCCCCCCATCACGGCCCGGCTGCCCCGGCTGCCCCGGCTGCCCCGGCGCACCAGGCGGGCCGGGAGGCCCCGGTTCTCCCTGCGGCCCAGGCAAGCCACGCTCACCCTGCACACCCGGCGGCCCGGCCTCACCACGCGGCCCGCGCGCAGACCACCCAGACGGCGAGCCAGGATCAGGTACCGGGGCCTGTTCAGCAAGATTCAGCACCCCCCCAGCCGTAGGGTTGATAAACCCGCATGGGTAAGGGGCCGGGCGGCCCTCACCATCACGCAAATGCGCGACAACTTTATACCCGAACCGCTCCGGCGACACGCCAGCCGACGGGGCGACAAGCCGCACACCAGCAGTAGTTGCGTCAGGCGAATCATACAGAACCCCGCCCACCACGTACCCGGTGCGGGCCGCCTGCGTAAACACCGCGTCACCACTAAAAGCGTGCGCGGTAGGCGTGAACTCAACACGCCCAGACACAGGAACCGGGGCACCCCCCCGCTCCTGCATCGTCAAAAAATTAGCTGTCACCGTACAGTACTCAGCCATACAAATTCTCCTACTCTAACTGCATGTAAGTGCGCACCGTAAGCTCGGTGCGATCCTCCCCCGGGCGGTGCTCAACACCCAGGACGAGACAATAAACGCGGGTGCTAATGCCCGGTACCTCCCACCGGTATACATCGCCCACACGGTAACCGGGGTCGAAATTCACGTTTATAGAGTCTGAATAAACTGCTTTAGAATCTGATAGCCACGCGGCCACATCCTTAGCAAGCTCAAGCGCACGTTCGCGGCTGCCCGCCCAAATACCGGCGTCTATCTCAAGCTCCGGTGCCTCACGCAGCGGCCCGAGAACAACGGCGTCACCATCATCTTTAGCTTTCGCCTTAGCGCCGCCGCGTATGATCGGCATTTTCTCGCCCCACATGTCCTCATAGGTGCCTGGCATGGTGCGGCTATTCACCGGGAACTGCATCGTGGATCGGGTGGACTCGCCCGAGCCGCCGAACACCGACTTGTTATCAATCGTGAGCTTCCACCGCCACCAGGCGAGCCGCTCAATCCTCGGGGCGGCAACATAGCCCGTGTACCCGTTCTGCCCGATAGTGAAATAGCATGAGCCGTAATAGATTTTCTCTATCTCACGCTTCCACCCGTTCCCGTGCTGGGATATGGGGGTGTTGAAGAAATTATGCAGGTTCCACATAATGTCGTCGTCCAGCTCGAACCAGTCTTCATTCTCGTCTGGGCCGATAAACTCTTCAACAACCTCATTCCCTAGGATGGACTGCCCGGTGCCCTGCCAGAGTGTGGCGCGGTGAATCTTCCCAATGTCCCCCATGTTGGAAATCCATGTGATTTTGCTTTTCACCCGCACCGCAGACCCGGAGCGCAGAATATCCTGCTTGAGCGTGTAGTCCACCACATCATCGGCGGAGATAACACCCTTCTCCACGGCTTCACGTAGCATTGTTCCGTGTTTGAAATGGAACTCGCCCGCCGCATCAAGCCACATCGCGCAGTGAATCAGTTCACCCAATTCTTCAAGGAACTCAGACGCCTTACGGCTACGCACCGAAGGCGTCCAGTAAGGGTTATTCAGGTAGTCGGGGATGCGCACATGCGCCTGCTTCCTACCCGATAGCGGCAGCGGCTCCATAGCTACCAGAACATCGGATATTTCACACCCTAGCTCGGCGATAATCTCACAGTTACCGACCTCACTGTTTGGCCCCCACCACCTTTCATGTACGCCGCTAGGGCCGGGCGTACCCTCAACCCCTAGCCGCGTCTCCCAGCGGCCGTTCACATGCATCAGGAACTCCACGACGCCATCTTTCGGCACCAGAAAATCCCCATACTGCGGATTATTCCCGGGGTGCACAGACAGCCTCTTATTCCCCTCAAGGGTGATAGCGACCTTCTTACCGCCCACCGTCAGCTTGAGCGTGAATTTACCGGTGTGCCCGGCGCCCACACGGAACCTAACCATGATCGGCTGCGTTCCCCGCAGGTTCCGGTTCTCTGCCCAGTTCTCATAGATCCCCCAGCCCTTGAAAAGGTAGCATTCGCCGCTATCATGGTACGCAAAGGAAGGTGAGGCATCGTATACTTCCTCGGTAGGCCCCGCTTTCACGCACGCGCCTTTACCCCTCTCGTGGGCAGTCCACATAGTGCCCTGCAAGGGTGCGTGCATCACCACACGCTTATCATGACCGAGAGGAACCTTAGACGCCGGGGACACCGCGTAACCGCACTGATCCAGAACATCCCACACAACCCAGTTGATAGAGCAGCCGGGTGTGAAAGTCTTAAAATCGCTGTTCTTACGGCCGGGCATGTGCCGCAGCAGCGGTAGAACATCCACACCCTTACCGAACTTGTCCCAGTCATCCACAATGTGGGTGACTAGCTGGTTACCGTCCTGAACCTCATTAAAATCCACACGGCCCGTGAAGACCCTCACCCACTTATTAGGGCCGGGTATATCCGACGGGGAAAGAGACATGTCAATTTCGATGCGCTCACCGATTTTCGGGACACGCAGCCCACCAGAGAACCCCGTCCAAAGGTTCGGTGTCGCATCAGTCATCTGCCATGTGATAGTGCCCGTGGACTGGTTGAACCCGGAGGTGATAGCTAGGCGGCCGGGCAGGTCACCCGACATCGCGGAAGAAATCTCCACCTGGTGCATACCTTCATCGGAGCCGCCAACATAGATGCGGGCGTAGATGATGCGCACGCCCTTTTGCCGCACATACGATTTGCTGGCCTGCATCCCCCAGATTTGGGTAGGCCCCGGATTCTCAGCACCCATTAGCTACCGCTCCCTGTCTCCTTGATCGTGCACGTTATCTCCGAGATATTCTTACTGTTGCCCCGGTAGAGCGGCTTCACCTCGTAATCATCCACGATGCCGCCCATTAGCGTTTCGCCTACCGTCCAGGGCTTCTTTTCGCGCCCTAGCACCATTGATGCGCAGGTGCCTGTCCCGCTCAACTGTACGCCGTAGAGGGTGCAGGCTTTGGGGACGAGCACGTAGGCTTCCCGTCGGTGCACGCCCGCGCCCTTACCCGGCCCTTCCACGGTGGTGACGCCGAATTGGCCTGCCTGGCCGCCGCCCCACCAGATGCGCAGGTATGAGTCATCCTCTAGCACACACGAGATGTTCACCACCTCACCGCCCCACGGAAACGGAATGTCCTGCCTAACAAACGTCGGGGTTGTCACCGATGTGCCGCCGGGCCATATGATGCCGTGCCCACCCGAATCAACCATCATGGGGGAATACACCGCCCCGTAAGTATCCAGCAGCAGTGAGGTGCGCGGGGGCATGACGTTGATATGCTCCGCCCCGGCCGGTATGACCGTGAGCGGGGTAGCGGGGCCGACTAGTGACCCGCCGAGCATGGACAGGTTTAGTAACCCCTCAATCATCCCGAGCTGTTCACCCTCAGCCCGCCAGGTGCAGCGCATCTCACGCATACTGCGGGGAGGCCCGTAGAAGGAGGTTCGGCGCACACCCGTGAGCGGGTCTGTGTCAATCCGGTTCACCAGTGTTCGGGTGGTTGTCACCTCTGAGTACCCTTTTACGGAAACCATTGTTGCGGGCCGCCCTATCCACATCCTAGACATGCGCCGCCCCTCCTTTCCTTCATTTCCTCTTATCTTTACCGGCGTGCGCGGGTACGCGACTCAGCCATAACGCCCCAGAATTTCGTGCCCGATATTTCCACTACCGGCTTCCACTCACTCAACGCCGCCGCTATCTGCTCCCCAATCCGCAGGTTAGCGTCAGGTGCGGGCGCGAACCCCACAGGTGCGGGCGAACCGCCATAGGCGAAGCCGCGCACCGAGCGGGGGTTACCCCCGGCGTTCAGGAACTCAAGCAGCGGACGGTTACGCCGCGTAGCCCGCTCGTTCATAATGAACTCACCGGAGCGCACACGGATAGGCTCGCCCGTATCCTCAACCACCGCCCGCCGGTTATCGACATGCGGGGCTGCAGGGGGGCGGCCGCTAATCAGCCCGCCGGAGGCAAAGCCGCGCATCGTGTCACCCACGTGCCCGCCACCAGAGAACCCGAAGACCTTCTTACGGTAGGTCTCGATCTTGTGGGTAATATTCTCGGTAATGTTCCTGATCCGCAGTGTCGTTTCGCGGACAGTAGGGATTGAAAATACCCAGTCGATAGCGCGGCGCACACTGCCTACGAACCCGCCGAGGCCGACGACGTTCAGCTCAGTGTTGTGCCTATCGGGAACCTTCCCTACGGAGTCTGACGCCTGCGATGCTGCACGGTTCACATTCGATGCGTCACCCCGCATGTCGGTGTTATGCGACTTCGGGAGGTTCCGGACAGACTCGGCGGTTATCGCCGCAGCAGAATCAAAATTACCCGTGGTAGCCGTAATGTCAGTATTGTGCGAACCGGGGACAGCGTTCACCGTGTCGCTCACGCCCTGGATAGCTGAGGACGCATCAAACGTGCCCGTCGCATCAATCTCAATCTCTTTGCTGCCGGGCATAGATTCAAGCCACTTAGCAACCTCACTGAAACCGTTACGAGTCTCCTCCATGCCCTGCGCCTGCACGTTCACATTCTTCTGCCCCGGAATATTACCCAGGGCGTCACGCAGCTGCGTTGCCTTACCCGTAGCCTGGTCGAACCCGACGGTGCCGCCCGCGACGTGCACCTGGTTAGGGATGCCGTTCACCTCTTTAGCGGTGCGGTTCGCCACCGCCCGGGCGTTATCATCCATGAACGTATGAATGCTGATGTTCTTGTCTTGCAGGCCGAAAGCGGCACGCGCCAAGTCCTCAACCTGCTCAGACGACAACCCCGCCTGGTAACCATACCGCCGGATCGTCTGGTAGCCGCGCTCATAAATCGCACGAATCTCTTCCTGCGATTTACCCGCGTTAGAAGCCGCAACGGCAACCTTGTTCGTTTCGTTAGCGACAGACCCGAAAAGCTTGTTCAGCTCACGGCCGCTCTTAGAAGCGTTGTCGAACCCGTAACCCATTTCATAGGATGCGGTCTTGCCTTTCTTGAAAGCCTCCGCCAGCTTCTCAAGCGACTCATAGTATGAACCCATCGAATCGTTATAGGATCGGAAGCCTTTGCCCAGGTAGTCGAATGCCTTAGCGAAATCAGACAGAAGGGATTCAACCTTTTCTACCACTTCGCCGTTCTCGTCCAGCTTCTTAGTGTTCTCACCGATAGCGTCCGTGGCTTCACTGGTAGCGGCTGTCCCCTCCTTGATTTTCTTGTTCAGCTCTTCCTGGGATGCCCCGGCCTTTTGCAGCTTCTCGGGCAGCTGACCCTTCATCGCCTGGAATTTCTCTTCATCGGTGAGCGCTACACCCAATTTATTGGCGTAGTCGGTGACAGCCTGCCCAAGCTTCGGGAAAAGCTCGGTTATCTTGCTGACGCTCACACCCGAATGCTCCGCCTCGTCCGCTATCTGCTTGAAGAGCGCGGTGGCGCGCTGCGGATTCTCACCGTACATCTTCGCCAACGCCTCATCCACCTGCAGCACACTATCCTTGAGCAGGTCGAATGAGCCTTTGGAGCCGACGAGGTTGTTCACCATGCCGTTAAACCCGTCGAACGCGGTTTGGTTGCTGAGGCGTTTCAAGGCGTCGTTGATGCCGTTGATGCCCTCTTCGGTGCCGTGCATGGCCCACCTGCCGCGCCCGTTGGTGAACTCTGCGTTTTTGAAAATGTCGTTGATGCGGTTCATCTCGCCGCCGCTCTCGGAGAGGGCGTTAGTCATTTTCTCCACGCCCGGTGTCTGCGCGTTGAGGTTCTTGAACGGCAGGGCTATTGTCTCAGCCCCGGCCACTGCTAAAGCCAAGTAGCCGAAGCCCCGGGTGAGTTTACCTATCACGCCGGAGAATTTACCGCCGGTTGCGGCCCCCGCTTCCATCTGGGCATTGGATGCGGCTACACCGGCTGAGGCGCTGCGCCCGGCTAACCCTAGCTCTACTAGGGCTGTGCGTGTGGCGTGCACTATGGTTACGAACTTAGCGGCGGCGGCCACAGCAAGCAGCAGGCCGCCGGTTACACCGGCGATAGCTAACACTGTGTTGATTGTTCCAGCATCCACGCGGGTAAGCTCTTCAACCATCTTATCCAGCCATTGCACGGCCGGGCGCAAAGCATCAGCCACACCAGAACCAGACTTGATGAAAAGCGTCTCGATAGCTCCGCCCAGCTTCTCAAGGTCGCCCTTAAGATTATCCTGCGCGATGGCAGCAGTCTTGGCAGCGTAACCAGAGTCGTTGACCTTATCAATCCATCCCTGGATACCCTCTTGTCCGTTCTCATAGAGTACGGCGGCGGCACGCACAGCGTCAGAACCGAAAATCTGCGCCAGGGTTGCGTCGCGCTGCTCGGCGGTCATGCCTTTCAACGCGGCTTTCAGCTCGCCCGCGAACACCGCAAGCTTCTTGACCTTGCCCTGGTTATCGTACAGGCTAAGGCCCAGCTCGCTCATTGTCTCCGCCGTCTCCTTGGACGGATTCTGTAGCTTCTGCAGCATGACCTTGAACGATGTACCGGCGTCGGGGGCGGGGGGGGCCCCCCCCCCGCCCGGCGCCA